GCCCTGCCACGAGCTCGCCGAGAGGGGGCTGCTGCCCCGGAAGTGGCTGGCGGGGGTGGCGGAAGCGGCGGAGGCGGCGAAGAATGGCGCGGCCGTCTAAGTCGGCGGCCGTCATCGCCGCCGAGGGGCGCTCGCACCGCACGGCCGCCGAGATGGAGCACCGCGAGAGGGCCGAGCGCGGGGTTCTCTCGAACAGGCCGATGGAGCCGCGCGACAGGACGCTCATGTGCGAGACGGCGCTCGCCGAGTTCCGGCGCATAGAGGGGCTCTACGACGCCATAGGCCGGAACGACGCGATGTACGAGGGCGCGGTGAACATGTACTGCGCGACCTATGCGGAGCTCCTGCGGCTGGAGGAGCGGCGCGACCGCGCGACGGACGAGGCGGAGCGCTTCGGGCGCGACAAGGCGGAGCTGCTTGCGGGCGGCATGTACGAGGCGGAGCACGCGGCCCTGAAAATCAAGCTGGAGGAGCTCGCCCTGAAGCTCGACAAGGCGGTGATGCAGAAGCGCGCGGCGCTGTTCGGCTTCGAGAAGGAGGGCGGCATGACGCTCGCCTCGGCGATGCGCATCATACCCAAGCAGCCGGAGCCGGAGACGAACCCGCTCATGGAAGTGCTCACCATCCTCAACTGCGTATGAGCCCGCGGGACACCCCGGCGTGGCGCTACGCGGCATGGTGCCTGGAGGAGGGCGACGGGGCCGTGGGCTCCTATGTCAAGAAGCAGGCGGCGGCGTGGCTGGCCATAGCGCGCGGCGGGAGCGCGGAGGCCTATGTCTGCGAAAAGTCCCTGCGGGCCGTGTACGCGCTGCTGGCCCTGATGTCGCACCCGGACCTCGGGCGGCCGCTCTCCGAGAGCATAGAGGGCTACGCGCACCTGCTCATCGCCGCGACGCTCTGCACGAAGAGCCGCGAGGGGGACCCGCCGCGCCGCCGCCACTACCACACGGCCGTGCTGGAAATCGGGCGCAAGAACTTCAAGACGTTCAACAGCGCCATCATAATCATCCTGCTCATGCTGACCAGCCCGCCGGGGAGCCGCTTCTTCAGCGTGGCGCCGGACATGGCGCTCGCAAGCGAGGTGATGCTGGCCGTGCGCAAAATCATACGCGCCAGCCCCGCGCTCTCGCGCGGCGGGAGCTTCGAGGCCCTGCGCTCCGAAGTGAGGTGCCGCGCCACGGACAGCTCCTACATGCCGCTGGCCTACAGCAACCACAGCATGGACGGGCGGCAGGCGTCGGCGTTCGTGGCGGACGAGGCCGGCGCGATGGACCCGTACCCGATGGAGGCCATGCGGTCAAGCCAGCTGGCGCTCCGCAACCGTCTGGGCATCGTAATCTCCACGCGCTACCCGAACGACTGCAACGGCATGCTGGACGAAATCGACAAGTCCAAGAAGGTCCTGGACGGCCTGCTGGACGACCGCCGCTTCTCGCTCCTGTACGAGCCGGACGAGGCCCTGCTGAAGGGCGACGCGTGGCAGACGGACGACCGCATAATCATGCAGGCGAACCCCGCCGCCGCCTCCAACCCCGAAATCCTCCGGAGCCTGCTCGCGCGGCGCGAGGACGCCGTCCTGTACGAGAACAAGCGCGAGAACTTCCTCTGCAAGCACTGCAACATCCACTTCCGGGGACTCGGCGCGGAGGGCTTCGTTGAAATCGACAGGGTGAGGGCGTGCCGCGCGGAGCCGGACCCGGCCTTCTGGCGCGGGCGGCGCGCCTTCATCGGGCTGGACCTGTCGCTGACGGAGGACAACACCGCCGTGGCCGTCGTGGCGCGCGACGGGGAGCTAATCCGCGCCAAGGCGTGGGGCTTCGTCCCGGCGGCGAAAATCCGCGAGAAGAGCGCGCGCGAGAACCTGGACTACGCGCGGCTCATCGCGCGGGGCGACTGTTTCGCCTGCGGCGACGAAGTGATAGGATATCCGTTCGTGGAGGCGCACATCATGGGGCTGCCGGAAAGCATGGGCATAGAAATCGCCATGCTCGGCTACGACCGCATGAACGCGATCAGCACCGTGCAGAAGCTGGAGGCGGCCGGCATAGAGTGCGCGGAGATCAAGCAGCATTCGTCGGTCCTGCACCCGGCAACCAAGCTGCTGAAAGAAAGCGTCCTGTCCGGGGCCCTGCGCTACGAGGCGAACCTGCTGCTGGAGAACAACTTCGCCAACGCCAGGTGCTCCGAGGACTCCAACCTGAACAAGTACGTGCACAAGAAGCGCTCGGCGGGCAAGGTGGACATGGTGGCGGCGCTCGTAAACGCGCTCCACCTGCTGCAGCAGGACGAGCTGCACGGCGCGCCGGCGCCGTTCGAGTTCGCGATAATCGGATAGCCGGAAAGGGGGGCCGCCATGTGGCCGTTCAACAGGAAAGGGAAGGAGGCCCGGACGGCGGGGCCGCCGGACGTGACGCTGGCGGAATGGTTGGGCGGCGGCGGCATAACAAAGGAGGACGCGCTGGGCGTCCCGGCCGTGCAGGCGTGCATCGGCCTGGTGGCGGGCATAGTGACGACGCTGCCCATCCGCCTGTACGACTGCGGCGGCGGCAAGAAGGAGCCCTGCCCGGGGGACTACCGGCTCGCCCTGCTGAACGACGACCCGAAGGACGCGCTGGACGCGCCGCAGTTCTGGCGCGCGCTGGTGACGGACCACTACCTGGGCAAGGGCGGCTACGCCTACGTGAACCGCGACGGCAACCGCATAGCGTCCCTGCACTACGTGGACGAGCGGCACGTGGCCGCAATGGAGGGCCACGACCCCATCTTCAAGCACAGCGCGCTCATGGTCATGGGGAAGCGGCTCGAATCGTTCGACTTCATAAAAGTGCTGCGCGGCACGGCGAACGGCGCGGCGGGCCGCAGCCTGATGCAGGAGGCGCCCTTGGCGTTCGGCACCATGCTGGCCGCTATGAAGCTTGAGCGCAAGCTGATGGAGAGCGGCGGCGGGAAGCTGGGCGTGTTCAAGCCGTCGTCGGACGCGTCGCGGGTGTCGCTGGACGAGCTGAAGGCGCAGCTTAGGGCGATGCTGGACTCGCGCTCGACATACGGGGCGGTGAACCAGTCCGTGGAGTTCATGTCGCTGGCCGCGAGCCCCGCCGAGCTCCAGATGCGCGAGAACAAGGCCGCCAACGCCGCCGAAATCTGCAAGCTGTTCGGCCTGCCGCCGGACCTGGTGGCCGGCGCGCCAGGGACCGCCGCCAACATGGGCCGGCTGTTCACGCTGGCCATGCGGACGGGGGTGCTGCCCGTGCTGCGGGCCATAGAGTCCGCGCTCGACCGGGTCATGCTGCTGGAGTCCGAGAAGGGGCGGCTGCGGTTCGGCTTCGACTACATGGAGCTGATGAAGGGCACGGGCGAGGAGCGCGCGGCGTACTTCCGGGCGGCGCTGGAGAGCGGCTACATGACAATAAACGAGGTGCGGCGGATGGAGGGCCTGCCGGACTACGATCTGGACCTGGCGCACTTCAGCCTGGCCGACTCGCTGCTGAACCTCGGCAACGGCACGTTCTACACGCCCAACACGGGCAGCGCGTACAACATGGCCACGGGCGAGTTCACGCCCGGCGGCGGGAAAGGGAAGGGGGGGGCCGGATGAGGGTTGAGACGAGGCGCGGGGCGGTCCTGGTGGAGGGCTACGTGTGCGCGACGGCGCGGGACTCCGGGCCCATAGGCTGTGGCAAGAGGGCCTTCGTGGAGCAGATAGCGCCGGGGGCCTTCGCCGCCGCGCTGGAGAGGAACCCGAGCCCCGCGCTGATGGCCTGCCACCGGGACATGGTGCCGGCCGAGCGGATGGAGCTGCGCGAGGATTCGATAGGGCTTTACGCCGCCGCCCTCGTGACCTGCCCGGAGGTGAGGGCGCGGGCCGAAAAAGGGCTGCTGAGGGGCTGGTCGTTCGGATTCATCGCCATGCGCGAGCGGACGGAGAGGCGCCCGAAGGGGCCGCCGCGCCGCATAGTCGAGGAAATGGAGCTGCTGGAAATTTCCATCATCGACGAAAGGAGCGTGCCGGCGTACTCCGGCACGTCAATCAAGGCCGAGGTGCGGGCGCTCGCGGAAGCCGCGCCGCCGCCCGTCTTGAAGTGCGGGGGATGCGGGCGCGGCGCGCCGGGCGAGGAATGGCAGAGGCGATTGGAGAAGCTGAAAGGAGACGGGAAATGAAAGGCTTAATCGAGAAGCGCAACGAGCTCGTTGCGGAACTGGAGAAAATGGTGGAAACGGCGAAAGCCGAGACACGCGCCCTCGACGGCGGGGAGGCCGAAAAGTTCTCCGAAACCGAGAAACAGATAGAGGCGCTGGACGCGACCATCGACGCGGAGAGGCGGGC